TTTGCTCACATTACCGATGACGTGCCGAAGTACCATTCCCGTGCCAACATCTTGCACCACACAGAGCGGCGCACCACCGGGGGCTGTCTGAAGGACCACGTCGCCCGACAGTGTCCCGAAGACCTGTTCGAAGCCATCGATGTAGTGGTTGGCCACATCCGGGCCTTCAACGTTCTTCGCCGTTAGCATCCCCCACACAGCGTCTCGCTCTCCCTCTGTCCCCACCTCAAGGGTCAGTTCACTGTCTTCAACCGTAATCGGGAAGAACGTAGTGTTCTCATCGTAGTTCACGACTTCGATGATCTTGCGGATCTCTGCTACGTCAACATCGATCTTCGTTGGGAGACCGCCTTTGTCTTTGTTCTCCGATTGGAAGACGTTATCCGAATCGAACCGTTTTGGCAGTCCGGTTGGAACCTCTTCGAGAATCGAATCACTGGCTGGTAGCATGAGCCGAGTGTTGAGTGCGCCGTAGATCTCCACGATGCTGGCGAGAGCCGATTCCTTCTGGCCCCGGAACGATAGCTGCACGTCGCCCCCATCGGATGAGAAATCCAGATACGAGAGGAATTTGGCCACAGGGATGATAGCCTGTGTTCCGTCATCCTGTTCGCTTGAGATCGAATCCAGATGGTTGTCAGTGAACGTACAGTACGTGAGTACGACACCACCGGGAGAGGCAACAACCACGTTGACCTGTCCGGACGGGTGGATGTTCAGATAGATATCCGAGTGAAGTGGGTCGCCATACCCTGATAGGGATGACTTCTCAATCACATCTCGGAACGCTTGTACTGGTGCTTGAATCGATGCAAGTTCTGTTTCGTTGTTTTCTGTCATTGGCTTTCGTCGCTGATATTTCTACGGCTGTTCAAGTTACCCCTATTATACATCTGTTCAAGCATAGCCTCGGCTGGCAACGTCTTCTCCAACTTCTGTTTGAACAGATAGTAGTCGATCAACTCATGAGCCGAAACGCCGTCCCCGGCGAGTTGATTGACCATCTTCGAGAGATCAGATTCGACGGAGATAACGACCATTTCATCCGACGTGATGATCGTATCGTCGTTGACCTTATCCGGGAGAATGTTGTGTAACACATCCGTATAGGTCTCGCCGGGTTTCTGCATATCCCGAAGCTCACGACGGGTTGTTTTGCTGACACGAAGGCGGCCTGAAGTCATGTCAGATCAATCCTCGTTTTCTTGTCTGACGTGGCGAGGATTGCCTTCTGCAACCCGAATGTTGAATCGGTCTTCGACTCCTTTGATAGAGCCACGCCCGGTTTCGACAGCATCGATTGCTTCGATGATCTCTTTGTGTTTGCCGAAGGTGGGATATCGGAGACCGGTGTACCGATGCTTCACCTTACCCGACTTCTGTAGTTCGCCCACAGGTGCGCCATCAGGCCCTTCCTGAAGCCGAATGATCTCATCCACCTTGTAGATGTTCTCCTTCTCTCCGGCGGGCTTGTCGGCGTCTCGCTCACCATCGTCCAGTGCCGCGTCGTAGTCGTCTTCCCGCATGGCTGTCCAACAGAGATGGTACGGAGTATCCAGCATGACCTGTCGGAATTTGACGTTATGGAAGTTCTTGATCTGCTTCCAGTCAGACTTGCCAGAGCCGAATCCTGTCTGGAAGTCAACGTCTTCAACGTCACGTCCGGGGTAGTACTTCTCAACATACTTCTGTTGAGACCATCCCCACATGACGCTCATCGAATCGACTACGATAGTCCCGATGACGCCCTCTTGCTCTCGGTACGCATCGAGGATCTTGATAGCCTTCTGAAGTGCATCCACGGCTTCGTCGTAATCGGACGGCTGGAAGATGAACGGATCATCGTACTGGCCTTCATCGAACTTGTGTGCAAGCTCATCCGATTTGCCCTCTGTGTCGATCATAACGACCGGAGACGGCATTGTGAACGAAGCGTGAGTCTTCCCCTGTCCGGGGTCGGCCCATAGCATCAGGGTATAGCGTGGGTCTTTCTCGGCGGCTTCAGCGACCGTCATCACATCAGGGGCGATACTCTTCACATCGACTCCCTGCGGTGGTTCGGGGTCTGCACCGTCATCGAAGTCGCCCAACGAATCAGAGTCGTCTTCAGACTCCTGTGCTTCGTCGGCCATAGCAACCGCTGCTGTGGTGGCGACAACATCTTCAGGTGATTTATCCGGCTCTTCGTCTTCGTCCGTAGGTGTATTGGTTTCTGGTTCTTCAGCCACAGGTTCCTCTTCCGCTTCTGTCTGTTCTTCCTGTTCGTCTACAGGTTCCGGATCTTTGCTTTCGGTCTCCGGTTCCGTTGCCTCTGCCTCTTCTGTGGTCTCCGGCTCTGGTTCGGGTTCGGGTTCGGCTTCTTCAGTACCCGTATTATCCTCTTCGTCCGTGGTTTCGACACCGAGATCTGCCAGCCGCCCGTCGTATACCTCCTGCATCCGGGGACGATTGTCAGTGTCTTTGGCCCGTTGGAGTACATCAGGGTCATCGATATTCTCCACGTCGAAGTCATCTGGTGAGATCTTTTCGATAGCGTCCCGTGCGAGCAAGGTACGAACGCGCTTTTCGAAGTCAGACCGTTCTGAAGCTTCTTCTTGCTCATCCGACACCTTCTCTTCGTTACGCCCACCGGAGGATTCGGATTCCTCCGTATCGCTGATCTCACTACTCATCCAGTCCGGCATTGTTAGATACTCGAAGTAGTCGTGCTACCGCTCGTTCCGGCGGTTTGGGTGTCTTCAGTCTCCATCTCCATGGGCCAGATCGGGTAGACACCACAGACGTTCATGGTAATCTGCCCGTTGTCGCCACGCGAGATAGTCCCGTAGACTTCGATCTGTGAGTCGTTACCGTACTTATGGAAGGAATCAGGACACCACGCCGTGAGTCCGGGGGACCGCGCTCGTTCGGAGACAATTTCTTCACCGAGTCGGGATGGGTCCACGACCGAATCATCGATCAGGGTGTAGGTGTTGTAGCCGTCGCCTTTGTTCCAGTCAACAACATCGACAACCATCCGCTTGATATCTGCACCGAATTCGGCGGCGTAGCCCTCTTCGTTCGTAGCCGAGAGGTAGTTGGCGATAGAATCCAGTTTGGCTTCTTCTTCGATGAAGTTGTGAACGACCTGTCGTTTCTCTTCATCCGTGTTATCCGATTCGACTTTCTCCACACGGGTTTTGTCGGAGGAATTCGAGACGTAGACGTTGGTGAATTCGTCGGAGTCGTTCAGGCCATAGAAGCCCTTGAGATCGTTGAACGGCTGGAAGCAGTCGGTGATGTTTCCGATATCAACGCCGTCCGTTTCGTCGTTGATGAAGACGCCGAGTTGCATTGGCCGCTCGTTCCCACTCGAATCCGGGCCGGGGTTGACGATACCGTAGGAAATGACCACGTCCTTTTTACCGCCATTATCTCGGTCGTTCCAACGCTGAATACCACCGTGACCGATTGCGAGAATATCCAGTTCATCCACACTTCCGGAGCGCGTGTTACGCAGGGATGAAGAGCGAACCATCGAAATGGCACGTTCCTGAACCATCTTCGGGGAGACAGAGTCCGGGGTCCGTTCCTTGAGTTTGGCCAGCTTTTCGTGGTAGGTATCCCACGCCCACGCAAGGTCTCGGTTTTCGTTGTTGTTGACAACTGATTGCAGTTCTTCTTCGATTCGATCTTCGCTGAGTTCGTCTGTCATACCGTACACCGACTATACTACGTCTGCATATAACTGTTTCGCATCGGATTCAAACAATAACCGCTGATACCAGTATTAACTCAATAGTTTGCGAGGAAGCGATACAGATATGCCTATTGGAAATATACGTCCTTGTGTAGCAGCGAAAATTATACTTATGGAACTTGAAAACCTGAAAGGCGTCGGCCCTGTAGCTCTCGAACGACTCAAAGACGCGGGGGTGAAATCGATTGATGATCTGGCGAAAGCGTCCCTTGAGGATCTTGAATCGGCTGGTATGTCCGACCGCAAAGGCCAGAAGCTCATCGACCGTGCGAAGGAAAAGGGCGTGCTGATCAAATCGGCTACCGATGTGGCCGCCGAGATCGAAGATCGTGAAAAGATTACCACGGGTATGCCATACCTTGATGAGATCCTTGACGGTGGATGGACCAAAGAACAGATCATTGGTGTCGCCGGGGAGACAGGAGCGGGGAAGACGCAGGTGGCGTTCTACTCACTTGTCAAAGCGGCTGAACAAACCGGGCTTCCCGTCATCTACATCGAAACAGAGCCGGGACGATTCTCACCGAAGCGACTCCTTCAGTTCGCAGAGAGTAAAGACACCCTTGATCTGATCCACTGTCTACAGGCCCACGATCTCGAAGAGCAAAAGCTGGCGTACCGGAAAGCCATGAACCACTACGATGAAGTGGGTCTCGTTGCCGTGGACTCGTTCACCGCGAACTTCCGACTGTCTGACGAATTCGAAGGTCGGGGTAGCTTTTCGAGTCGGTCGGACGTGATGGCCCAACACCTCACGTTACTCCGAGAGATGGCTACCAGCCTCAATGCGCCCGCTCTACTGACCGGACAGGTCTACGGGAACCCCACGGCCTACGGAGCGGCTAACAACACCTACGGTGGCTCTCTGTTCGGTCACACAGTGAACTACTTCCTGTATCTCTCCGATGGGCAAGGCAGTCTCTCAAAAGGTAAAGTCATGAACAATCCCGAAGTCAAAGATACAGAATTCCATATCAATATCACTGATACTGAGTTAGAAGGTATGAAAGACTCTTAACT